GAATGGTTGAAGCCTGTGAAAATATTGAGGTTACACCTGTAAAAAAACCTGAACAAAAAATTGTAAAAGAAACATTTACAAGTGAACCAAAATTTGTTAATATAAAGGAATCACAACCAGTTCAAATAGACGAAGATGACTTACCGTTTTAATTAAACTCGCTGCGGGGAATTTATATCTCTTAACTTAACACTAATTGACCTCCCTTCCCCGCGGCTTACTTATAAGGAAAAATATGCCAATAAATTCACAACAAAAAGGCAAACGCGCAGAACGCGAGGTTGCTAAGTTAATAAATAAATATTTAGATACAAATGTAAGACGAACACCGCAATCTGGCGGTATGTCAATAAAAGGTGATATAATTGACATTAATCCTGATTCACCTGCTTTCAATTATCATTTTGAAGTAAAAGATCAAAAGAAATTAATGATACCAAAATGGTGGGAGCAAATATATGATGATTTGCCTGGCGGTAAAATACCTGTTAATGTTTTTAAAATGAATTCAATATTTTATTCAACATTAGAATTTAAGGATTGGTTAAATATATTGGTAGAAATAGAAGAATTAAAAAAATCAAATATAATAATGAAAGAAGAGTTGGAGGAATTAAGACATCATGGCTAAAACTAATACACATACAAAATATTTTACGTCTGAGGGCGTTCAAGTGAAATCCGTGACTACGTTGATTGGTCAACATTTAGGCTGGAATAAACAAATGTTGATAGCGTGGTCAAGGATTCAAGGGTTAAAAGGTAAAGATTCTAATAAAGTAAGAGATGAGGCTGCTGAAATTGGTACACTTGCTCATAAATATTGTGAATCATATATTAAAAAAGAAAAAGTTGATACTTCTGATTATTCTGAAAATCAAATTAAAAAAGCTATTGTAGCTTATGATGCTTTTCGTGATTGGGATAGTCAATTAAAACCTGAATATGTTGAAAGTGAAATTAAATTAATTAGTGATAAATATAAGACAGGTGGTACATGTGATTTAATATTAAAATTAAAAAATAAACTTGTAATTGGAGATTTGAAAACAAGTAAAGCTATATATCCTGAAATGATTATACAATTGGGCGCATATAGAAAATTATATGAACTACAAACAGGCAATAAAATTACATCAGGTTTAATTTTAAGAATTGATAAAGAAGGCAAAGGATTTGAACAACATCAAATACCATTAAAAAAATTAAACTGGGGTTGGAAAGTATTTCAACATATATTAAAAATACATGATTTAAAGGAAAAAGCATGATTAAACGTTTTATTGACGCTGATTTATTTACTAAAAAGTTTTTTAGATCATTGAGTGCAGAAGAAAAAGTATTATTCTTTTATATTACTACAACATGTACTTATGATGGTTTTTGGGAATATGATGAGCTGCAAGTACAATTATATTGTAATGGTTTTAATAAACAAATACCTGAAACAATTATAAATAAATTAGGTATGTTTCAAACTGATGATGATCAATGGTTTTTAAGTAAGTGGATTATATTTCAATATGGTCAATTAAGACCGTCTGTAAGACCACATAATAGAATAATTGAAAGATTAACACGGAAAGGTTTAGATAAAGAATTTCCAGAACTATTTAGGTTAAGATATGACGAATAAAACAAAATTTAAATTTATATTTAAATCACTACATAAACTATTTACACCGGCGCAAATTGATGAAGTTTGGCAGGTTGTAAAAAATATGAAAGTAAAAAATGGATAAATCAACACACGCTTTAAAAATACATTCTTTAATTAAAAAACTAATTAAAAAACTTGATGACCTTGGTTATGAATTTATGTTTTTTCCTGGTGGAACATCAATAAGGAGTAAAAGAGATGAAATTAAATAGTAGAGAAAAAGCTTGGCAAAATAAAAATAAAAAATCGTTACACCCGACATACGATCAATGGGGTAAATATGCTGGTACATTGGAAGAGAGAATGAAAAAAGTTAAACCTTTATTAGCTTATAGTGAAGAGCGCGCAGCGTTTGAAAAAGATTGGTATAAAATACATGGTAGAGCATGGTGGATATTTCAAGGAACACCAGTAAGATATAATAGAGAAGCAACTTGGATTGAACAATTTAATGTTTTGGATTTAACAAGACCGAGAGGTGAAGGAACTTATAAAAATGACAAAAAAAATTAAAGAAATTTATAAGAAAGATGCTACAATAAATAATATTCATTTTGCGTGGGGTTGGGACTTGCCGGCAACAGATGTTGATTGTTTATTTGTAGAATATAAATATCCAAATGAACCAAGAGCTATTATAGAATATAAACATGACAATTGGGATAAAAACTTTTCAAAAGGTCCAATACAGGCATTGGAAAAATTAAGCGAAAGAGCGGAATTACCGTTTTTTATTGTTATATGGACAACATTTCCAGAAGTTTTATTTCGTATATTTCCAATGAATGAATTTGCAAAACTTGAATTAGCCGAACATAATATCAGAGAAACACCAATTAAAGCTGAAGAGGTTATAACAGAAGTACAATATGTCAACTTTATGACATTTATTAGGAGAGAGCAATGATATTATTTTATAAAACAAAAGATGTTAAATCACCTGAAAGATCTGGTTTAAATGCGGGGTATGATTTTTTTATACCTAATGATTGGCATAAAATATGGACTATTAAACCAGGTGAATCTGTTAATATACCTTCTGGTATTAAGGTAAGTTTACCAACAAATACATGTTTAATAGGTTTTAATAAAAGCGGTATTGCTAGTAAATATAGTTTGCAAGTTGGTGCGTGTGTAATAGATGAAAATTATAAAGGCGAAATACATTTAAATTTAATTAATGTTGGTGATAAAGATGTTCAATTAAAGGCTGGACAAAAGATCTTACAATTTGTATTATTAGATCAAAAATATCATAAATTAAAAGAAATAAAATCAGAGGCACCTTGGAAATTAAAAAGATACGATGAGAGAGGAGATAAAGGTTTTGGCAGCACAGGATAAAAAATCAATATTACAAGAAGCGCAAGAAATAGTATACGAACGTAAGCAAGAAAAAGAACGTCAATACGGACCTTTTGAGGAAAGTATGGAACGTACAGCAAAAGTCGCTTCAATATTTTGCGGTAAAAAAATAACAGCTGAAGACGTTTATAAAATATTAATATCTTTAAAAATGGCACGTGAAGGTTATGCACATAAAAAAGACAATTTATTAGATGCAGTAGCATATATAGGCGGTTTACAAAAATACATCGATGAAAATGAATAAAGCTTTTACAGATTTTATTTCTTATATTGTAAAAAGAAACAAACTTTGGGAGCAAAAATATATTAATAATACATTTCAATATACTGATGACCCAATATTAGAACGTTATAAATTTACAAATATATGGCGTGAATTAGATTATTTTTCAAAAGAAGAAATAAAACGAATGCAAGATAAAGATTTATATGAGCAAATATTATTAATTGGAATTGCAAGACATTCTATTAATTGGGAAACAACTGAATTATTATTAAATGGTATTGAATATGATGATTTATATGATTATTGGCAGCAATGTAAACAAGAAGGTAAACAGTTTGTATCAGATGCAATATTATTTCAAGCTCCTAAAGGCTCAAATCGTGCCAAATTATTAATAAAACATCGCAATAGGGTATTAGCTAAGGCTAAAGACTTGCGCGACGATTTAATTTCACTAGCTACTTATAATAAAAATGGTCATATTGCATTTGATATGATTAAAAATGCTTTTGGTTGCGGACCATTTCGTTCTTATGAAATGTTTACTTCTTTAACATATTCAGAACATTTACATTTTCATGAAAGTGATTTTTTACATGTAGGTCCCGGAAGTATTAATGGTTTTAAAACTGTTTACGGTAATTATATGAATGAAGATTATATAAAAAAAGTTATTGATACACTAGTTGAAGAAGTAAAAGAAGCCTTACTTAATATTGATGATTTTTATTGGATTCCAGAGAGTATGCAGGGTTCAGTACATAAAAAAGAAAAATATAAATTTACTTATCGCACATTAGAAGATTGTATGTGCGAATATAGAAAATATATTAATTTAAGTAATGGTAAAGGTCGTGGAAGAATTTACAGAAATAGAGAAATAAAACAACAGGTATTATTCGAATGAAAATAATTAAAGAAAAAAATATTAACGAAGCATTTATTAAAATATGTAAAGAATTATATTTAAATGGTAATGATGTTTCGCCACGTGGGTTAAAAACAAAAGAAATACAAAATTGTTTACTACAATTCAATGGTCATCATGATACTATTATTACAGTACCAGAACGTAAATTAAATAATAAATATTTAGAAGCTGAAATGTCATGGTATTTAAAAGGCGACCCTAGCATTGAATTTATTAGTGAATATTCTAGTTTTTGGAAAAAGCTGGTTGATCAAAATAATACAGTAAATAGTAATTACGGAAAATTAGCATTAATAGATAAATATAATGGATTTAGTCAGTTTGAATGGTGCGTGCAGCGACTACAAAATGATATAAATTCTCGTCAAGCAATTATTAATTACAATCAACCTATGCATAAGTATGAAAATAATAAAGACTTTGTTTGTACTTTAGCGCAACAATTTATAGTAAATAATAATAAATTAGATACAATAGTATTTATGAGAAGTAATGATTTAATTTATGGGTTTAGTTATGATGTGCCTTGGTTTAATTCTTTACAAAAACAAATAGCAAATATATTAAAAATTGAGGTTGGAGAATATAGACATTTCGCAACGAGTATGCATGTTTATGAACGCCACTTTAAAATGGTTGAAAATATTGCGAAAAAATATTAAATATTATTTTATTGAAATTGCAGATAAAGTTAAAGAACGAAGTACTTGCAACAGCCGTAAAGTTGGTTGCGTGTTAGTAAAAGATAAACAAATATTAGCAACGGGATATAATGGCTCTATTCCAGGCCATGAACATTGCAACGAATTAACCTGTAAACGTGGCTGTAAAGAAACAATCCACGCTGAAGTAAATGCTGTTGTATCCGCAGCGCGTCGTGGAATAGCTTTAGAAGGTTGTGATGTATACACAACGACTAGCCCTTGCTTTGAATGCTTGAAAATATTATTGAGCATAAATATTGACAAAATTTATTATCGTGAAAAATATAAAACAAATTATCAATATAAAATAGATAGATTATTAAAAAATCACGGTAAAAATATTAGATTGGAACAATTATGAAATATATTGACATTGAAAACACAGATAAGAACTATTATAACCTATTAATGGAAATATCTGAAATGAATGAAAAGATTAACGACGAGATAATAATTTTACTAACCGGAATCATTGCCTCTAATAGCTTTTCGGACCAAGAATACAAAGTATTCACATTGCGAATTATTAATAAATCGAAGTTCAAAGATATTGCTTTAACGTTGTCTTTATCGCTTAGTAGTGTTAAGACGTATTACAAACGCGCTATTGATAAACTAAACGCCACAGCTATTCAAATATCAAGCAAAAAAAAAGCCCATAAAGACTAGTTTACGGGCTTTTTTTTTATAGGTCTATGAATCAATTAACGCATACTAACTAGACCTAATAAACCGCAACTAATTGCTAATAATGAGAGCGTTATTGTATCAGCCGGCATAAATACAGTCAAATACAAAAAGCCGCAGCTAAATACTATCATTAACGGCGCCACAAATAATCTAGCCATTATAAACCTCCTTTCGTTCCCATATTCGCACCAAAAAATCATCTTTATTGACTCTGCCTGTACAATACAAGCAAACGATGGCGGACCAATCATCGTGGGCTAAATCAAGGACCCTAGAACAATTTGGGCATTGATAAAGCTTTTTAATGTTATCATCACATGAACAATTTCCATCGTATTCACAACAAACGCCATTTGGTCCTTTTAAATCAATATACATTGTTCGCCTCCTTGAAAAAGGATTTATTGTGATTAATAACATTTTGCATTTCATCGAGCGTGCAATCAATAAAATCATCATTAGTTAAAAAATGAGGTTTTAAGATTGTAGTTTGTTTTGATGTAGTCGAACTATATTTGCTTATGTTTCTATACCATTTATGGTTGATATAACTATAGATATACATCGGCCAGTGATAACCGTAAGAATAGACCACATATATATTAGGCTTAGTAAATTCGCCAAATGTATTATGACCTTTAAACGGAGCGCATTGGCCAACCAAATCATGCGCTTTTGTATTTGTAGTTTTAACCATTGTTTTGTTCCTTTCGTTTTGATATAATTTTATTTACTAAATGCATTGAAAACCCTGAGTAGTCACAGAAAATGTTTTCGCCATACATTTCTTCCCATAGATTAGCAATTTCCTCCAAAGTAAAGCTTGAAGCTTCAAACTCTGTTTTTGTAATGAATTCCGATAAATAACCCCATTTATCATTTGTGGGATTATCATCTATAAAACATTCAATATTTCTAAATTTCATTATTGTCCTCCTTAAAGAATGGTTTATGAACAAGCATAGGAAACTTGATAAGGTCTTTATTGCTTTTTTCTAAACTATCAATATGACCTAACTGCGCCCAGATGTCAAAATTCTGGTCCTCTAGGGCTTCTTCATAGATGTTAATAGGTAAATGCTCAGCTCCAATAGTTAGATGCTCTACAAAGTCATATAGGTCTCTGTAATATCTACGGTAGAAGTCAAGCATTTCACGTTGAGCAGCTACAATCTCCATTAATCGGTTTATAGTTTTAATATCTTTATTAGTCATTATTTAACCTCCTTAACTATTTCTTCAAAATCAATTTCAATTTTGTAAAAGCCTAAAATTGTAAATAGACCTAAAACGCACATTGTAAAAAGATTTAAAAGAACTTTGACCTCTGGATTGAATTGCATAAAAAATGGAATAACAATAACGCCAATTCCAAAAACAATTATGCAAAAATTCAATACTAATATTTTTATTTTATTCATTATTTAACTCCCTTCAGTAGGTCCATTAAAGGACCAATTAACATAGCAAGACACATGTAAAACATTGCTAAGAACCTAGCAAGCCTTTCATATAGTAGCGGCGCTGTCAGAAGTACATAAGCATCATTAAACGCCATTAAAACGATTGGCGATAGATAAACTACCGCCAGAATCATTAATTGCTTTTTATTCATTATTTTAACCCTCCTAAACACACATCAAAGCGCAGATGATAGTTTCTGTTGTTATCAATATTCATACTGATGCCAAAGCATAATTCATTTAATTCGGCATCATCAGAAGACCAAGCATTAGATTTGCCTGATAGTTTATAGATAGTAATACCATAAACATCTTTTGGCATAAAGTGGGTTTCACAATTTGAGTTTGGATATCTATCAGTTGTACTACAACGAACTTCTTCCATATAACGAACGTTATCTTTTGAAGTCATCTTCCAATCGTCATTGTGTTTATCGATAAAGTTAAAGAACTTAACTTTTTGGTCTGAATCAATTTCTATTGACTTAACTATATTTCCAGGGTTCCCAGGATTCTTAGGTGCGCCGTGGTCAGTCACAACATATTCAGCATTAATACCATTTTCTAATAGTATTTGTGTAAGGTTTTTTAATTTCATTTTTAATCTCCTAACTTATTTTAATTAACTTAACGTATTAAGATAGGCATAAATATGCAAACTGTACATAGTTTAACAAAAAAAACATTTAGACCAATTCTAGACCAAATATGGTTCATCTCAAATTCCTAACCCTTATTTCAAATTTTGATCGAAATGTAAAGCTTACTTTACACTTATTTATTCATTATTTGTAGACTTTCCGCCCTATTTATTTAGATGGCTTTCGATTTATTTCGAAACTGATAAACAATAAGCAAACAGCGATGGACGATAAGAAACATTTGAAGAAGTATCAATGGAAGAAAGGACAGTCTGGGAATCCGAACGGAAGACCTAAAAAAGACTTTGCTTTGAACGAACACATTAGGACCCTGGCAAACCTAGAAGGCAACGATAAAAAGACAATGCTTGAAGCGGTTGTGGCCAAAGTATACGATGAAGCATTAGATGGAAATATGACAGCGGTCAATTTCCTTGCGGACCGAATACTTGGTAGACCTAATCAGGCCGTATCTTTGAAGGCTGAAAGCAATGAGCCAATACAGGTCTTACAGATAGCTTCTAAGGTAGATAAGAGCGATTAGTTCAATTGATGCCTTTAAGGACCAAATATGGAGCCCATATAGACCTTTAAGGGTTAATGCATTATGGAATTAGTGATAGATGAAATACGCCAAAAGATTTTAGACGATGAGCACAGGCTGAAGTGCATTGTTTCGGGACGACGTTGGGGCAAGACAATATTTAGTTTAATATGGTTGTTAAGACCAGAATTTAAACCAAACGAAAAGCGCTGGGTAGTATTCCCAACGTATAGACAAGCTAAGATGGTTGCATGGAGTACTTTAAAAGGATTCTTTAAACACATGCCGGTAAAGGTCAACGAAACAGAGTTAAGCATTACATTGGATAATGGAGCCACGATAGAACTAAAAGGAGCTGATGCGTCAGCCGATAAGATTCGAGGAGTAAGTTTGGATAGAGTAGTATTAGACGAATATGCGTTTATGAAAGAATCAGTATGGAGCGAAGTAATCCAACCAATGTGCGTACAGAACAAAGCAGAAGCATTATTTGTAGGAACGCCAAACGGTTTGCAAAATCACTTCTATGATATGTTCGTAAAAGGTCAATCAACAAATGACCAATTAAAGAGCTGGCAGTTTACAACATTAGAAGGCGGATTCATTGATGCAGAAGAAATCGAGAACGCCAAAAAGAATTTAGATGCAAGAACATTTAGACAAGAATACGAAGCAAACTTTGAAAGCGCGCAGAACAAAGCCGCTTACAATTTCAATCGAGATATACATGCAAAAAATATGGATATTTCAACGAGGCAATTTTGGGGAGTTGATTTCGGGGTATCAAGCTTTATGACGGCAGTTAAAATGTGTCAACTAATTGATGGCACAATATTTGTATTTGATGAGATAGGCCTACAAAATAGCAATACATTCGAACTTGCTAAACTAATGAAACTTAAAGGACCTAATCTTCCAGTCTATCCAGACCCAGCAGGAAAAGCCCGAACTAGCAATAGTACAAAATCGGACCATGCAATTCTGCGAGAAGCTGGGTTTAGTGTTATAAGTCGTAAAGCAAACCCCACCCAAAAAGACCGTTTAAATGCATTGAATAAAAAATTTGAAAATGCTAAAGGCGAACATGAACTATTCATAAGCCCAAAGTGTAAGAACCTAATAAGAGACCTAGAGCTAACAACGGTTGATGAAGGTCGTATTGTAAAGACCGAAACGTTATCGCATTTTCTTGATGCATTAATGTATGTAATTGAATACCGTTTTGGATTCAAAGGACGAGGAGATTCAATACCATGGTAACTTTTATCTTAGGTCTTTTAACTGGCATATTAGTAAGTATGCTTATTGCGTTGTATGGTGGTCATAAAATACAACAACAAAATGAAGCAAAAGCGGAAAAACTTATGCAAAACTATTTAACAAACGAAACACAAGAAGAATTTTATGAAAAAAGGTACGAATCATGATTATTTATAATTTAACTGAAAAAATGCTTTATAATCTACTTATGGACACTATAAAGGACGGCCATGATAGAGAAATGGAGTCCAGAGAGCGTTTATTAGACTATTATGAAGGCATAAACCTTCAAGAAGACTTAAGAGAATATTTTAACTCAGAGTCCCTATCGCAGATACCACCTATGTACATTAATCTTGTACGAAACATTATAAGTCGACGTTGTTTAGTGTATCAGCAGGCCCCAATTCGTTATAATGACAAATACAATGAAGTCATTGGTAATTTGGATTCGTTTATGAAACAATTCGAACAGTTGGTGTATTTATTGGGCTCTGAAGGATTATATACACGTTGGGACGAAAAAGAACAGAAATTAAAATATAGACCTATACACTTCTTTACACCGTTCTTTAAACCAAATGAAGACGAACCATTTGCCGTAATGTGGCAAGTAGAATCACAATTGCAAGCAAGAACAGAAGATGCTCAATATATGTTTTGGTCAAAAGATACTGAAGATATGGAAGGAAAACATTTTATAATTTCAAGTCGTGGTAAGATAACATCAATTGTTCCTGATGATAAGAATCCTTACGGCGATATAATTCCATTTGCAGTTGCACATAGACACCCATTTACAAGAGACTATTTTAGAGCTGGTGCCGATGATTTAGTAGATGGTATGCGCAGTATTAATATTTTACTTACAGAGCTAGCTCTTCATGGACGTTACGGATTAGGCCAGCCAGTATTTACAGGTTTAGATACAGAGCAGCGTATTAGTATGGGACAAGACAAAGCATTGGTATTACCAGAAGGAGCAAACTTTAGTTACGCTACGCCAAATTCAAACATTAATGGAATGATTGAATCAACAAAGTATATGGTAGATAGTATAGCACAATCCAACAATGTACGAATTAATTGGACTGATAACGGACAAGAATCAGGCTTGTCAAAAAAAATGTCTGAACTAGATTTAATGGACGCGCTAAGAAGTGATGTTGAACAAATATATCGACCGTTTGAAAAAGAACAATTTAGAATAGCTGAAAGAATATGTGAAGTATCAGCTGGTATTAATCTCACTGAACAATTTAGTATCGACTTTGCAGAGCGAGAAGTACCAATGAGTCAAGATGAAGAAATTAAGTATTATGACTGGGCGTTTAAAAATGACCTTGAAACACGTAAGAGTTATTTACGTAAGAAAAACCCTGATTTACAAGATGAAGAACTAGACGGTATAATTGAAGAATTAAATCAAAATGTTAAAGAACAAGATGCAACAAAATCAATACTTGACCGTATAGGAGAGCGTGTTGGCTAAATTAGATTTTTATATTGACGAATTAACAAAAATTCAAGAAGAGCTAATTGGCAAGCTTGAAAAAGTAGTTGTTGGGTTAAGTAAATTAAGCGATGTTGAATTGCTTCGCATAGGTGACCAAATTGACTTTTTTGATGAAATGAACACACTTGGTTATTCAACTTTAATTAGTAGAGTTTCTAATGTATATGATGATGAAATAGCATTAGTATTCAGTGAATTATCAAAAAGACAATTAGGACAAGTGTCGTCAGTTAGTGTTATAGCATTGGAGCAAATGAAATCATTTGATATGGATTATTTAACAGACAGTGTAAGACAATATAGTACACAATTAAAAAATACAATGCTGCGTTCATTGATCGCTAGAGAATCAGTCGATGAAATTTTAAGTACAATGAAAGTAGACTTTGGTCCAGGACAATTTATTACAACTAGTAGGTTTAAATTTTTAGTTAATGATGCATTTGCACGTTTTGACCATGTTGTAAAAGCAAAAGTATATGAAGAGTTCTCAGAAACAAAATTTATATACACCGGACCAAACGACGGTAATACAAGAGACGTTTGTAAACAAATTTTAGAAAAATTTCGTAGACCTTTAACGAAAAAAGAAATAGATGAGCTAAAAATACCGCCGCAAAAAGATAAATCACAATTTCGTGGTTTTGTAGACCGCGGGGGCTATAATTGTAGGCATGATTGGATAAAGGTATCATGAAAAAGTACAAAAAAGGCGAGATTAAAAAATTATTACGCTTACAACGTAAAACAATGACACGACTAGCACAAGATGCTATTGAAAGAATTAGATTAGATGCAGCCGGTGGTTTATATCAAGGGTCATCAGCAGCATTAGGTCCTACAGGAACAAAGTATAATGCACAATATGCAAGATACAAACGCAATGGTATGCGTCGTTTTACAGATGGTAAAAAATTAAAAGCTTATAAAGGACAATCTACAAATACAGAAACACGTGTTGTAAATATGAATTTAACTGGAAAAACATTACGTCAAATGAAACCAGCTGGAACGGCGACATCAGCATTGATTAAATATAGACCTGAATCGCATGATTTAATATTGGGTAATCAGGCACGTGGTTATGACATATATAATTTTTCAGAAAAGAATTTGGAATATATAAAAGAACGGTTTAATGAAATATTAATTCAACCGCGCTTAAAAGAGTATATATCTCAAGATACGAAACTATAATAGGAGACAGAATGTCAGAAGAAAATAAAATAGTAGAAGAACAAGCAGTAGCGGAAGCTCCTACACAGGAAGTAACTGGTCAAACACCAGAAGTTGGCGAATACATTGCAGAAAGTAAAAAGTACCGTCAAAGAGCCCAAACGGCAGAGGCTGAGTTAAACGAACTCAAAGAAAATCTGAAACTTCAAGAAACAAAGCAACTTGAAGAAAAAGAAGAATATAAATCTTTGTATGAAAGCGTGAAAAATGAAAACGAACAATTAAAACCTGTCGTTGAACAATTTCAAGTGCAAGAAAAACAAAGACGTGAACATCTGCTGTCTCAACTTTCAGAAGAAGATCAAACAATTTACGAAGATTTATCTACGATTAAATTGGAAAAGCACGTTGAAAGTGTGAGTAAAAGTAAAGTGCAAGTACCTGACGCGAAAGAGGTTACACAAAGTGGTAAGTTTGCAAAAAATGCTTCTTGGGCAGATATGTCTGAACAGGAAAAAATGGATGCAAGAAAAAACCCTAATCTCTGGAGTCAGATAATCGATGGTTATAAAAAAAGCTAAACTTTTAAGGAGAATAAAAAATGGCTAATGTAACAGGAACAGGCGGTACAAATGATGTTTTTATCGCTGAACTATGGTCGGACGCAATTTTAGACTATGCTGAAAAAAGAATGATACTTAGAAATCAAGTAACTGATTTATCATCAATGGCTAAGGGCGGGGACAGAATTCATATCCCTAAAGTGCAAGAAGACACACACGCATCAAAATCTGCTGATACAGCAGTAACATACGATGCTAATACTGAAGAAGAGAGAGTATTAGTATTAGATCAACACGTATATGAAGCAAAAAGAATTGAAGATATTGCACAAGTGCAAGCATCTCAGGACTTATTCAACATATACGCTCAAAGCATGGGTTATTCCCTTGCTAAAGCTGTAGAAGCTAATATAGCAACTTCTTTACAAGCTGGAACATCAAATGTTGTAACACTTGCAACTGACGATATTATTTTACCTGCTGAATTAAGAAGTGGTTTAGAACTACTACTAGATCAAAACTATGACTACACTGACGGAGATACATTCTTTTATGCAAATCCTAAAGCGTACATGGGTTTAATGGGTCAAGGTGACTTTACCAAAGCTAATGAAAGAGGACAGGGAGCTCCAATTGCTTCAGGTCAATTAATGAGCATTTATGGTATGCCTGTATTACCTTCAACCAATTGGTCTGAAGGCGGTACAGCAGTATCAGGTAGTGTTTTCAAACGTGAATCTGTTTACTTCGCTGAACAGTTTGGCGTAAGAAGTCAATCTGCCTATGATATTGATCATCTAGCAACTAGAGTTGTTGTGGACATGCTATTTGGTAGTATGAAATCACACGCTAACAACGATCAAGCACTTGGCGTTGTTAATTTCAAAAATCCTGCATAAGGGTAATTGAAAAACGGTTAAATATGGGCCTATTATTATATAGGCCTATATTTACCATTAATATTAAGAAAGAAGAGGGTATACATGCCAATATATGAATATAAATGCAGTTGTGGTAAAAGATTTGATACAGTACAAAGTATGACTGAACCAAAACTAACAAAATGTAATAAAAATATACATGACTGTAACGAAGATGGAACATTAACACGTCTTATAAGTAAACCTACAATTATTTCCGATGATATAGGCCGAGGCACAAAAAAAATGTCTGATGCGCATATAAGAAAAGAATTGAGTACTGACGAATTAGGAATATGAGTAGTAATACCAATATAGGGAATACTCCTGTTAATCAGGGCTATGTTCAGTTAATACACACAGGCGAAACAGGTGGTATTAGCGGAACTTTGCGTACATTGTATGATGGAGATGGAACTGCAAGTGATTTGCAGATCGCAAGTAATGCGGTTAAAATATCTACTCAGCTATATATTGGTAGCCAAACAATACTTGAATATATACAAGAAGCTGTAAAAGATATTCTTGTTACAAATGCAAGTCATACAAATATTACTGCAACTCAAGACGCAGGAGATAAAAGCATAGATTTAAATGCAAGTGGAGAAGTAACACTTACAGGCACACAAACCTTAACTAACAAAACCTTAGCAAGTCCTACTTTTACAGGCACAGCAAATGGTGCTAATTTAACTCTTACTGGCGATTTAACAGTAAGTGGAGATACTATCTTTACCAATTCTAATACAGTATTAATTGGTGATGCAATTTTAACTTTGAATGCAGATGAAACAGGAAGTCCAACACAGAATGCAGGATTTGAAGTAGAACGAGGAACTTCTACTAATAAAACTTTTATATGGAATGAAACAGATGACAAATGGACTATTGGAAGTGAAACCTTTGTAGCAAGTACAGTAGAAGCAAACCTAACTGGAAATGTAACAGGAAACCTTACTGGAAATGTTACTGGTAATGCAGATACTTCAACAAAAATAGCATCAATTACCAATAGCGATATTGTACAACTAACAGATACACAGACTCTTACTAATAAAACTTTAGCAAGTCCTACTTTTACTGGAGATATAGATTTTACTGATGCTTCTACACCAGTATTAAGAGTAACTGACACAACAAATACTACTACAACAATAATACAATCTGCAAATAGTGCTGGTAAGGTAGGAACAAGTACAAACCATAATTTTAACATTGTTAGAAATAATGTAGCCCAAATTTTACTACAAGAAGATTTTTTAATTATTA